CCAAGAGCAATGCGGTTTGTTCCACGTTGGTCTTCATCCCAGGTCCCCAGATACCTTGAGCATCAACAGCGTAAGCAAGGTTCCAAGTACGACGGCCCAGGTCAAAGCAAGCAGTTCAGCTTTACAAGCGTCTGTCACGCAGTCACACTCCCGAGGCCAGGCAAGCCGGCTTCTTAGGATCACGATCATTCAGCCACCGCTTGAAGTCCTCGACACTCATCGGCGTCCAGTCCATGAGGACGTCCTTAGCGCGATGGTGCCCAGCGTCGTAAGCTTTCAGCGCCGCGGCTTGTGATGGGAAGCCCAGCATCACCTTTGTTTCGTCAAAGCCCTTCTGAGGCGGCAGGTGCTTCTGATCGATGAGGTAGACGTACGTCGCCTCAGGATCAGGTCCTACGTAGGCATCCAGTGCGTCCCCGTCAGCCCCCGGCGCATCCTGTATGTAACCGTAGTCGGCAGGCATGACAACGCGCCAGTCCTTACCGTGACGAGTGAAGCCCTTCGGAGTCTCGACGTGGACCGTAAGGCCGTGAATGAAGTGGGTTCCCTGCGCAGGACCGTCAGAGTCTTTGGCTCTAGAACGAAGTGCTGGTAGACTCGTTGCAGCCTTTACCGCGATTGACAGTTTAGGATTTGAAAGCTGCCTTTCCAAATTCTGTACTAAACCTAAAAGTCGATCAGCGTCTTGATAGCATTCAGCGTTTTCAGCGGCATAAAATTTACGTAGTAACTGCCGCGCAGTTTTTAACTTAGCGTCATCTTCAATGCTATCATCAGCCTTAGCAACCCTATCTTCTTCCTTCAGGGCCTTCGAGGGTGACGAGGCGGGGTTAAGGCCTGTGACACCTGGGTGCTCTGGCGAGGTCTCTGACGATTCGCCAGAGGAGGCACCGCCCTGCCCGAACAAGTTGCCGCCAATCTCGCCCTCAGACTGAGGCTTGTCACTAAGCGCGGCGATCTCCTCATCGGTGATGTTCGTGAACAGGTTCGTCTTCGTCGAAGATTGCTTCAACTCCTTCGCAGCTGTTTGAGGCGAGATAAGTCCGCCGTTCAAAGCCACCATGACGGAGTCAACGATGGACTTGCCGAGCTCGGCCTTGTCCTTGTCATCCGGAACGGCCAGGCTTGGGAAATTTAAATCAAGGTCGTCCGGCACCTCGCCAAGCTCCGAAGCACACAGCACCGGGTACAATTTCTCAAGCTGCGGCCGAAGATAGGCATCCTGATCGGTAGCGATTCGCTCGACGTATATCTTTTCGTCGCCGTCACCGGTCTGGCCAAGGCCAGTGATGGTGCGTCCCCAGAGCCTGGCCACCGGGATCTGCGCCGCGCCGCTGACATCCAGGCAGAACTGCTGATACACCTCACCCAAACCCGAGAAGCTGTATTGCGTGGCCTCGATGCCGCCGTCTTTAGGTAGCGGCACCAATGACTGATTGGAGATAAGGTGATTGATGGCCGCCATCCGCTGTTCGAACTTGACACCGGCTTGCCCCGGCATGCCTAGGCCAGAAAGCTGCGCCGCCAGGTCGTCGAACTTCATCCCCAGGATGTTGGCCCTGAACGTAAGGTTGGCGATGTTCCAACTTACGTTGTCCCGCTTCTGCAGTTCCTGGAACACCGGTTCGATGACCGATATCCCCCACATCGAGTACGCTTCCCTTTCAGGCGTCGGTACCGTGGGACCGGTGAATCTCAAAATCCTCGAGGCGTGGACCTTAAAGAACTTCCCGCCCGTGGCCTGAACTGAGTAGGACTTCGGCAGGTTGAAATCGCGCGGCCGGCTGAAGTCGATCTCGTAATCAGAGTCAGGATAGATGCCGGACCAACGATCGAAGGGGCAAAGCCCCAAGAAGCCGCCCAGCGGGATGTCGTCCAGCTTAAGCGGTTCGTCGAGTTCATTCTCCTGGCCTTTGATGCAGATAAGACATCCGGCGCCGCCGAAAAGCCGGCCCCAGATCATCGCCGTCAGTAGTTGGTTCTTGGTATTGGTGCGGCGAATCACCTTGTTGATGCGGCCCAGGTCCTTGGGATCGATGTCACTCGTGAGCGTAGGCCAGGCCCTGACCATGTCCTGTGCCGGTACGTCGACGATGCGGCGGGGAATCCAGCCGCCTTCGTAGAGTGAAACCAGTTGCCAGTAATTGTAAGTGAGCCTTACTAGCGGGTACTCGGCGCCCTCGACCAGGTTTGGCGAACCGTAGCCCGTGCGAGCCATGATATTACTGAAAAAGTCCTCTGCTTGCGCGCTGGTTTTTTCCCGCAATCCAATGGCCCGTTCTGTAAAGGTGGCTTGTTTCGACTTTCTACGCGGCATTCGCCAACCTTTCTCGCCGCTCGGCCCATCGGCGTGCTCTCATCTCACTAAAGTGCGCTCTGTACACGGGGTTTTTCCACCTCGCTTTAGACGCCGCACCCATGCGCTTCTTCGTAGCCTCAGATTTTGGGTAGGACTTATTAGGCTGCTTTATGACATGAGCCTTCTTTGGCAGGTTAGCCCAGGCATTTGCATTACACGTTGCCGTGTGCTTCATCCTTCGATCGAAGCGTTTCCAAACTGCACAAGTCATTTTGCTGGTACGTCTACGTTCACGTCGACTTTCGTAGCGTCGCTTACCAGCAATAGATAGCAGGTGGCTAGTTTTGGTGAATACCACGCGCCTCCGCATACTAGCTGTAACTGCTACGCGATAATCTTTTTGCAGCCAACGAAGCACCGCTTGGTCATGCAGTTGTCGACGCGCCGCTTTACTGGCAAATTGACGTCTAGATGCCTCCGCAATCTTATGCCTAGATTGCAAAGATAACCTGTACTGCCCACCACCAGTCGTGAGGTTGTAGCCCCATCCCGTGTCAATGAACGTCCTACGTCGACGCACAAATCGTTTCTCGGCTGCGTTCAACTTGGGCTCAGGCCCACTCCAAATTACCTGAGCTGTAAAGTTCTTCAAACTGTATTTACGAATTGCGCGATACAAAGGCCGCTGGTCGTTACACATGAACGCAGTCTTAATATGCCCAGCCCATCGACACTCAGGCTTGTTAATGGTTTGCCCGACGTACTCCTTGCCATTTACCAAGTTATGAAGTACATAGATGTGCCCAGTACGTTCTTGAGTCTTCACAAAGCCTCATCCTAGCCATCCTAAGTTGGTAGAGGGAAACGTGGCGGATGATTCCACGCTTGTCGGCCTGCAGGACCTATCCCTCAACATCGTTCATACCTCGGCGGGCAGTTCTTTGCAACGATCCAGGTCTGCAGGCTCCAACCAAATGCATTGGTCTTCGCTGTAAGCAGCCGGCCTGACGTCACCGCCCTCGTGGATGAAGGCCCAGAGGAGCCGCTTACCTGGCTCTAACATCGTGCAAAGTATCGACGCCTCTATCTCCAGGCCGTCGATTACCAGTATGTCGTCCTTACGGACAACCAGTCGACGCTTGAAACGCGTGTCTTGGAACAGTCCCACGGCACACCTCGCAGGTCATTGCTGAACGTAAGTCAGGACACCGTTGATTCCGCCTGTTCCAGTACTAACGACGCAGAGGCCGTTTGACGCCGGAGCACCGAACCGCGTACCATCGCCACTAAGCCCTACGGTCGTACCGGTTCCAGGCGACATCACGCCAGTAAGCGCATTAGTGCCAGTACAGTTTGTCGACGTGCCGTACTCGAACTGCGCCGTTGTGGAGGCACCAAACACCAATGTCCCGCCGCATACATACGTAGCCTTGGTACCGCTAATTGCGACGATCTGCGTGGTGGTCGCGGTCGAGATTGCGACGCTAACCGAGGACTTGGCCACCGACGGGTTCTGACACGGGTCGCCCGAACCGGCGACGTTGCCGATGATCTCAGTAGCCACGGGACTGAAGGTAGCGTTGATGACGCCGGCCGTCGGATAGGCGCTTGAGCAGGCAAATGTTGCAACATAGTTGTCGCCGCTCGCTTGACTAGGCGCGATGGTGAAGACCTGCGTGCCGGTGGCGGGGGTAAAGCTAGTCGTGCTGACGGCCGCGCCCGCGGTGGTAACGTTGTTGGGCTCATAGGCCAGCTTCAAGGTGCAACCTGACGGCGAGCCGGTGATCCCAGTCTCGACGATGGTCAGGGTCCCGACACCGGAAAAGTTAGGCAGGCGAATGGCGCCGGAGACGGCCGTAGCCGTGGCGGCCGTGGCGGTAAAGAGCGTCACGCCTGACTGAGCTGTGTAGCTTTGGGCGAAGGCGAGAGGCGCCGCCATGCAGAGGCAGGCCGCCAGGAAAGTCACGATCTTGTTGCGCATGACGTCGGTTCTCCTTTGAGGTTGGTTAGTGTTAAACACCCAGGATCTGGGCGTCAAAGCAATCTTGAGGGACTTGGTCTTTGGCTTCTGGTTTCTTGCGTCCGCGCTCCATCTCCTCGGCAAAGCGCTTCTCAGCTTCTGGGCTTACGCGCCCACGGCCTGACGATCCAAACTGGCGCGGATTACCTGTCGACTTCGAGCCGCCACCGGATGTGAACTTACCATCGCGTGGATCACAGCTAGTTTCAGCGTCGTAAACCTTGTACGAATAACCAAGCTTGCCAGTACCGCGGCATACACCGCAGTCACGACGCATGCCGCCATTCACCCGGCCGGTTCCATTACAGTGCGTACAGGTGTTCGATAAGCGATAGTCAAGCGGTTTTATGGCGTCCTTCATCTTTTCGAGTTTTGTGTCGTCGATGTAGTGATTGGTGTGCGACCTATGCTCAAGGCACTTATTGCATAATCCAGACTTTGCACCGCGAGTGTTCGGCGGCATAGGTTGAAACTTATGCCGCGGCATTTCGTCCTTCGCCGCGGCATCCAGCGCCAAGGCTCTCAGGTCAATCCGTCTCATGCTGTGCCTCCGAAAGCCGCCAGGAACTGCGGCTTGGTCATCTGGTGAATGGAACCGTTGCGGTAGACCTTCCTGGGCCACGTAACGTAGTCGGCTGAAAGCAGCGGAGCCGTGGTGCAGCGGCAATTAGGGCAACCACCGGGACCGTAGTGGCCTAGCGATGACTCCTCACCGGCCAGGGCCTCAGGGTCAGGAAGATCAGACCAGGCGAAGATCACCTTGTCCATAGCCTTGTGGGACTTCCTGACCCTCACGTCCTCAGAGGTGAGCCATTCAGAAAATTGAATACCTAGATCTTCGCACCGAGCTTGAGTTAGTGCAAGACTCGCCTTAGCGGTCTCGGTTCTTGAGATCAAGTGCACTCGGCTTCGCAGCAACTCAGGAAACCGCGTCCTGAGCATCTTCGTCACCGTTGCCGGCCTGGCGCCTGACTGCTGCGCCGCTCGCACTTCGTGAACGAGCGTTTGTGCGGCGTCGAGCGGGACGGAGCTGATGTACTTGGCGTTGTCCTGGATAAGACGCTGCACCTTGACGCCTAGGCCGCCCTGCATTTCCCTTTGCAGCAAGCGGTAAAGTTCGCGAGACTTTTGGCTCTTGGCCGCGGCGGCGCGCCAAGTCTTGGCGTTCTTGGTGTTGGTCCAGAAGATCATCCGCCGCGCCAGCAGGTCACTGGCCTCTTGCACGTCGGTGTGACGAGTGCGGTCGGCCAGTTCCTGCAGCCAGGATTCCAGATCCTGCCCAGCGCCGATGGGCTTAAGCACCCGGCGGACGATGGACTGTATTCCGGCGGCGTAGGCTTTCTCCAGACGTTGTGTGGTCTTGAAAACTGTGGACTTGGTGGGAGGCATCGCAGCCTACAGCGCCAGCGCACCGAGATCGAGGCAGTCTTGCGGGACGCGGTCTTTAGCGCCTTTTTTCGCCCAGTATGCCTGGTCTTTTTCAACAGCCTGCTCTACGGCACGTTTAGCGGCGTCTAGCGAGTTGAACCACCGTGATG